GCCAGGAAAATTCTGCCATGGTTGTCCTGCGTATGGAGGGAATGGGTCATTACCAGTAGTTCCTTGTACGTTACTTCCTGCTCTTCTGTTGAAACCTACATTACCACCTTGTCCTATTCCCCAACTTAAGTTACCTGACTGTGCTGAGATACTTCCTTGTATTCTTGCACCTCTACCACCATATCCACCAAGTGCACCAGTCTTACCTGACAGTGCCTGTGGCCAACCTGGCCATTGTCCTGTACAATTGGAGTTAGCGTTAGCATTACCAGGACCTCCACCACCACCAGAAACTTCAATTGATATCGTTCTACTTACTTCACCAGTACCAGCTGCTGGTATAGACCATGATCCATTTGATGTAAATGTTAGTTCTGGATCATTAGTTGTCTGTGTTTTTACCTGTGCTGTTCCATTACCACCAGTTGTTACAGTTCCCACTGGATTTCCACCAGCTAAACCACCACCCAATGAGTCATTAAAACCTGTTCCTTGATTAGCACCATCTTCACCATTTAGACCAGGTAATTGATTAAAGGTAAATCTAGCATCATCTAATAATGCTTGTGGAATTATAAAAGATCCTCCATTTCCACCAGCACCGCCATCAGTTCCTGCTTGACCACCGAAACCACCCTGACATCTAATAGTGTAGAATGTACCATCAACAGTTATACCTATTTCAGCAAATCCTCCATTCTGTCCATCGGTATCACTATCTGCACCACCACCGCCTGGTGCTTGTATTTGAATGATACAACCACTTACATTTCCTAACGATGCATCTGGTATAGTTACAAGTCCTGCTTGTGGTACAGTAAATTGTTCCTCTTTTACTGTAGTTGTTTGACCAGGTATTTCAAATTGTATATCTTTTCCACCAACTAACGTGTTAGTATCAATAGCATACATTTTAGGTGGCACTACTACCTCAGTCTCTGCAAAATAACCGTTTGCTAGTTTGACTGTAATAGAAGCACCAGTTGCATTTGTTTGACCAGGTGTTTCTCCATCTCTTGGATTTACTGCAAAAGATGTAAGACCAAAACTGTCTGCTAATACAGTAAAATTACCACTAAATTCTGATGGTGATGCACCATTTACAGTAACTATATCATTGACTGAGAAGTTATGATTACCATCTGTATTGACTGTTATTAAACCACTGTTAACATCATATGACATACCAGTCACATTTACACTTGCAGACTCTGATATGAGATATTGATACTGTTGACCACCAGATGTTCCTGCTGTTTCTCCAATACCATTGGCATTACCATACGTTGCTGCTAATGAGTTCTGTAATGGCACACCAATTAAACCATGTGAGTGACCAAGTGCACCACCAGCAGTTCCATTTGGTTCAAATATGCTAATATTTGCTCTACTATCAATATAATCTACAGCAAACTTATCAACTTCTGCTGCTCCTCTCTCTGCTTGTTTTGTTTGGTCAACTTCTACAGATAATATTCTATGTTGGTGTGTAGGAGGAAATGGAAATGTGTAGTCATCCATAGGTCCTATTTGATACTTTACACTTCCTACAATTTGTGCACCAATATCTGCAGCTATAGCGTTATATCCTGTTGTTCTAACATCACCAATAACAAAGAACTCACCACTATCAATTAACGTGTCTTTAGCAATGTACCACTGTCCACCAGTCTGTCCAACAAAGTTGTTGACTGCATTTTCTGGTGTTGCTGTTCCTGCTCCATTGACGTTACCAAATCCAAGTATCTTTCTGTTTCTGTAATCTGGTAGATTAAATGTTCCAATATTATATGGATAATCTTGTAAGGTATATCCTTTTTGAATTACAATTTCTGGATGAGTATCACCACTTGTAAAATTAAATGTGTAATCATTTGCATTGACAGTTGATAAATCAATATTCTGATTATCTGGGAATGCTATCTCATAAGCAAATTCATTTGTCTGTGCTTGTGAACTAACATCTTCTGTTGGTTGTATCAATGCATAGAATGTCTGTTGATTAAACACACCATTAGATGGAAATGATCCCCATGGATTTGTTCCTAATTGAAATCTGAGTACAGCATTGAATGGATATGGTCTCTTTACATTTGCCTTGTTATTAGTAGGATCATAATAAAATTGGAAGAATAATTTATTGTTTATAATATATGATCTTCTCAATCCGCCAGGTGATGATGCTTGAGTTTTTATTACTGCAGTAGATCCTCCATAAGTATTCTGTATAATACTATACAACTCTGGATAATCACGGATATTTAATTCTTTACCATCACAATATAGATGTTGTGGATATGTATACTCTGGTGTTTGTGATCCTAAATTAAGATCAGCAAAGACAGGAAGAATTGTTCCGACAGGAGAGTGGTTACCAGTCTTATCGGAATAATAATTAGAATATGAATTCCTGTATGTTGCCATCTTAATACTTAATTAAAAATTCTTGGACTAGAAATGGTTGTATGTAAGCATCTGCTTTGTTTTCTTCGTTAACATCAATATTAAGTGTTGATGTTATCTCACCAGCAGGGATATATGTTGGTTTTGTTACAACCTGATATGTATGTGGGTCTTGATTAAAAGGAACAAAGTGTTTATGAATACATTCATTACCAAATTCTTCCACATCAGTTACAGTATTGTTAAGTGCACCATATGATACTGCACTTGGTTGTGCATCAAATGGAGCTTGAGTTGCTTGTGTAACCAATTGAGGTGTATAGTTAGCATCTAACTTACTATAGATAGGACCATTTCCAATTTGACTGTAGTTTTGACAAGATGCTGAACCAGGAAAACAACTACCTTCTCCTCCCTTACAACTTGCTTCACTGGTATACTCAATATCTCCACAGAATGCTTTAAATGCTGGTTGTCCTTTAGTAATGTATATTGGAAATCCTGATTGTGCTACAGCAGTTCCAGTTCCTTCATTAGCACATCCAAACTGTAGTATGTTTCCAGTTGGGTTACCATCTAAATCTTGCTCAGGAATATTGCCAGGTATTAGACATTTTGAGTTTTGTTCAAAGTTACAACCCTGCCAACAAGCACCAAACCATGTATATGTTTCTGATCCAAATAAACAGTTGTTGGATCTAACTCTCTGTTGTCCAGCAGCAACAGATTTAGATGCTGATGCTTTACATAATTCTTGTCTTGTATTGTTTATGAATGGCATGATGCACAAACTAGATTTAGATGTGTAAGAGTTTCTACCAAATAAACTAAACTCACCAGTTGGGGATGCAGTTCTTGATCTATATCCATCATGAAAGTGAGCATGTGGTTGGAATGCTGTGTGTAATACTTCTGTTTCTTCTGTATAGTTACCACTAGACCTAGCAAAACCAGGTTGTCCTGTAATTTCAATTGTCTGTGCTGGTAGAAAGAAGTTACCTTGATACTGTATAGTATAAGTTGATCCAATATTACTACTTACTTCTAGTCCTACACCAGCTTTTGTTATTTCTTGTCCAGCATCATTGAACAAATACATGTCCTGATAATCTCCCAAGTTTGCAGAGAATGATGTCTTGGTAGACTTTGCACTGAGATCTGGAACTTGAAATTGATTGTCAAGTAATGTTGTATCTGGTTTCTTATATCTACAGTTTAGACCTGTTCCCAATATCGTAGCAAGTTCTGGAAAATTTTCTGCAAGATAAACTGAACCATCACATCTCAAATAACCAGCAGGAAGAGTTTGATATATCGTTGGATCTTGTGGGTCATTAGATGTTAATTGTTTAGACCAGTTCATGATAGAACCAGTAAGTGTCCCTAGTTTTCCTTTTTCTTTTGAGTATAATACTGCCATTAGTATGCTCGGATAATGTACAAAGTGACTAATGATGGTGTGTTAGGATTAATCTGTACACTTAATGACCTGTCAACATCAATTGGTTCAATATTTCCAGTCGTCATATTATTTATGAGTATAGTGCTAGGCAAATTCATTTGTCCAGTAGTCATTGCAATATCAATCGTGAAATGATTATGAGATCCTAATGAGTTAGCAGTGAATGCATCACCATTGTGACTCAATGTTGTAGGATATGGATAATCTCTTCCTGCTCCTACTGCACCATAATAATCATTTGGATCTGTTGCTGGAGGTATCACACCACTACCCCTTCTTTCTATTGGAACTTGATCAGAAACATAATAGTTTCTTTGTCCTAAGTATGTGCCAGGTGGTGGAAATGGAGCAGTGACTGCTGGTTGTTGTACATTTGTAATACAAGTATTGTCATCTTGATAAGTGTTTGTATTTCCGAATGGTGAAACAACACGAGGAACCGTTGGAACTATTGGTATAAGATCAGATGCGTTACCAAAATGTCTATGATTAGTACAACGAACTAATGATGTAGCAGCATCATCATGTGCAGTCCATGTTCTTGTGCCAGGTGAATATCTATCTGCCAGTGGTTCATCGTCAGTCAGTCCTGCATCAGAACCAGTTGCATATTCTGCACTGGCAACTTCAAAGTTTCCTGCTTCCCACATACCAAGGAAACCACCACCTAATTCTACAGATGGATAGAAACCATCTGTTGGTCTTGGATGTGTATGTGCTGCAGTATGATCAATACCTAGTTTTCTAGGTATAGTTCTAATGGTATCAAAATATGATGGAGGTTCTATACTAATACCTTTTATCTTTCCTGCTAATGCTGAGTCAACTGCTGCTGAAAATGTTGCGTCAATATATGACAATACGTTAGATGGTGCTTGCTCACCCTCAAATCCATTCAGTGAGATATATTGTCCTACAACAGATAATTCCTGTGGAGATAGTAAGTTACCCTCCAAATCTATTGGAACTGTTTGATTCAGTGTTGGTAAATTGAATACATCGTCATCATTATAATTTGGATATGAATTTGATATACCAATGAATGGTTGACCAGGCTCTGTTACAGGACCGTATAGATTACCCAATATTTGTGCAAGTATAGGATAAGTTTTTGCTTGTAATTGAGCACCATTACAGACTACCCAACCTTTTGGTATGGCATCTGGTGTCAAATCTGAAGTGCTTGTGCTGCCAGTCCATGGCATGATTGTACCTATGGGACTGGCTTTCTGTGCTTTTATACGGTTGTAACTTGGCATATTATACCTCCATTAACCACCAACCTTGTACACTAGTTGGGATGCCTATTTGATCATTACTATCAACTGCTCCAAGATATACTAATGCAAATGCTGCATTAGGAGTCTGAAC